ATGTTCCTGTTCGTTATATTAGATAGCACATCATCAATACCATTTAACATAGATCCAGAATGGATCGATCTTCTTAAAGCACTTATGATAACCGCTGTTGGTGGTTATTTTGTTGTGAGATCAGGAGAAAAAATAACAAACAAACTAAAAAAATAATTATGCCATACGCACAACCATCAGAAAAAATAGGAGATCCTACTAGAGCTAGACAAAGAGCTGAAGACTTAGACAATAAATCTTTTGAAAATGACAAAAGAGGAAAAAGTAACAAAGCCGCAAGGCAGCGTAGAAGAGCCGGGGCAATTAGAAGAAGAAATTAATAAAAACAAACTAAAAAAATAATTATGCCAGATCCAACAGACCCAAAAAAAGTTAAAACAAGAGGGAAAACAACAACCACGACTTCAACAAGAAGAGGGGAAATAAGACCAGGAATACCGGGTACTTTCACAGATACTACAAATACAACTCCTGTTACTACAAATACAACAAACCCAAAAGGAAGCAAAGAATTCAATGCTGCTTTCGCAGAAGCTGATGCGCAAGGTAAAGCCACATTTGATTTTGACGGCAAGCCGTATACTACTGAAAAGGGCAACAGCAGTACGGCTAATGAGTCTTCTATGACTTCTACATTTAAAGCAGATAAAGTACAAGGTGTACCTAAATTAAATACAGCAGGCATTAAATTCTCAAAGCAATCGTATGAAATGGGTAAAACTCAAGATATTCAACGCCCTGGAGCAGACATGATGCACTCTCTCTCGGTCGGACGAAATAGTCCCAAGGGTGGAACTAGAGACTATCACATGGTACAACCAATGGGTGATGGTAGCCCAGGTTATTTTCAAGGTAGACAAGCAATGACTCAAGACATGAGACTAATGACTTTGGATCAGAAGGAAGGTCTAATTAAAAATGTGGATCTTCACAACAAACTTTTAAACGATAGATACGGCGCAGAAAATATCACTAAAACTATTCAATCTCGTCAAGAGCCAACAAACGATCCAAGAGTTCTCAAAAGGCGTGAACAACATTTAGCAAGCAAAATTGCAAATGGGCAAAGGCTAATAGAGGGCAACAAAGCATGGTACAAAACTCCGAAATAAATAATAAAAATTAATAACAATTAAATTAAATTAAATTATGGCAAAAGCTAAAAAGATTACAAAGAAAGAATTAACTGAAATCAATGAACAACAGATGGCAGTACGTGATGTACTTATAGCTATTGGTGCTTTAGAAGCACAAAAACATTCAGCGGTAATGCAGTTAAGAAAATTAGAACAAGAACTAGAATCAGGAAAGCGTAATATTGAAGAAAAATACGGACCTATTAATGTGGATCTTAAAACAGGTGAATATACTGTTATTGAGAAAGAGCCTGCGTTAGAGACTGTATAATGAACATTATACGCAAGATAAGTATCGGGGCTGACTATAAGAACGAAGCAATGCATTATTCTGTAAATCAGAAAGTTTACGGCGGCCACGAAATTTCTCATATAATTTTTGAAGAAACCGATAAGTCTTACAATATATTCATAACAAAAAACAACGAGAGCATGCCATGGAAGAAATTTAATTCTAACATGGCTATCTCCGTTGAGTATGACTTAGAGTACTAATGAGAAGCATATACGATTTTATCGTTGAGCCTCTCGGCGAAAGATATGATAATACAGTGAAGGTTGGTGAAGTGGACCTTATAACAAACACTTCTATAGAGAGTTGGAAACACGTAAACAAGTATGCAAGAGTCTTAGAGACTCCAGTTGGCATTCACACACCTATAAAGAAAGGTGATACTATAGTCGTGCATCAGAACGTGTTTCGCACTTTTTATGATATGAAGGGAAAAAAGAAGAACTCACGTTCATTCTTAGAAGATAATAAGTTTTTATGTGCGGTAGATCAAATATATTTATACAAAACGCACGGACCTTGGAAAGCATTAGGCGATAGATGTTTTGTAGCTCCAATTGTCAATACAGACGATTTTAGCTTAGATAAAACAGAGGCCCTTGTTGGAATACTCAAAATAGATAATAGCTCTTTAAACGAGCTTAAAATGAGTACAGGCGATACAGTAGGATTTACACCAAACAGCGAATGGGAATTTGTTGTTGATAATCAGCTAATGTACTGCATGAGGACAAAAGATATTGTAATTAAATATGAGCACAAACAAAACCAAAAAGAGTATAATAGAAGCTGGGCGAGCGGCTGTTGAAGAACTAATTAAGGTAGCAAAAGAAAAGATCGTAGACTCTGGAGAAGATATTACTGCAGACAGACTTAAGAATGCTGCCGCTACAAAAAAGCTAGCAATTTTTGACGCATTTGAAATTCTATCAAGAATTGATGAGGAAGAGAACTTATTAGAACTAGAAGCTAAAGGGCCAAGCAAAAACCAATTTAAAGGTTTTGCAGAAGGGAGATCTAAATAATGGCATACGAACAAACATTATATAGAGTAGTCAAAGACTACATCAAACCTGCTACTATAAAAAAAAAGAATCGCTACGCTAAATGGAATTATGGTTACAACGCAGATTATGACGTTGTTGTAATTAGCAAGACAGGTAAGATTGGCGAAATATACGAAATTGGTAATGTAATGATTGCATTGCCTAAAGCGGAAAACGCTAAAGATTTAGGTGACAACAAGTGGCAAGCTGTTGAATATCCTAAGGAATTAAAAAAAATTAAAAGTGTACAAGAATGGAACACTTATCCCAATACCTTTAGAGAACAATGGCATCCATATATAGATGAAGAGTTTAATAGACGCGAAGAAGGCTTTTGGTTTATCAATAAAGGTAAGCCTACTTATATTACTGGCACTCACTACATGTACTTGCAGTGGTCCAAAATTGATGTCGGATTACCGGACTTTAGGGAATCAAATAGATTATTCTATATATTCTGGGAGGCCTGTAAAGCGGATACAAGATCGTACGGTATTTGTTACCTTAAAAATCGACGCTCTGGATTTTCATTCATGTCGTCGGGGGAAACAGTTAATTCGGCTACGATATCTTCAGACTCTAGATTCGGTATACTGTCCAAATCAGGGGCTGACGCTAAAAAAATGTTTACGGATAAAGTTGTACCCATATCGGTAAACTATCCGTTTTTCTTTAAGCCAATACAAGACGGTATGGACCGTCCAAAAACGGAACTAGCATATCGAGTGCCTGCTTCTAAATTCACTAGAAGAAAATTAGAAGATAATCAGATGGCTCAAGAGCTAGATGGATTAGACACAACTATTGACTGGAAAAACACAGGTGATAATAGTTATGATGGTGAAAAATTAAAACTATTGGTTCATGATGAATCAGGTAAATGGGAGAAGCCTTCTAATATACTCAATAACTGGAGGGTTACAAAAACCTGTTTACGATTAGGTAGTAGAATTGTAGGTAAGTGTATGATGGGCTCAACATCAAATGCTTTAGACAAAGGAGGAGCAAACTTTAAAAAAATATACGAGGGATCAGATGCGTCGTCAAGAAATAAGAATGGTCAAACTAAAACAGGTTTATACAAATTGTTTATTCCTATGGAATGGAATTATGAGGGTTTTATTGATCAGTACGGCCATCCTGTGTTTGATGTTCCAAAAAAAGAAACATTAGATCCCCAAGGTAATTTAATTACAGAAGGCGTAATACAACACTGGGAAAATGAAGTTGAAGGATTAAAAGACGATGCTGACGCTCTGAACGAATATTATAGACAATTTCCCCGTACAGAACAACACGCTTTTAGAGATGAAGCTAAACAATCTATATTTAACCTAACAAAAATATACCAGCAAATTGATTTTAACGAAGAGTTAAACAATAAGCACATGGTAACTACAGGAAGCTTCCAGTGGGAAGGCGGGGTCAAAGATACGAGAGTTATTTTTTATCCAAATAACAACGGTAGGTTTAAGGTATCGTGGATACCAGATCAAAACTTGCAAAACAATATAGTACTTAAACGAGGTAACAAATATCCAGGAAATGAACACATGGGAGCTTTTGGATGTGATAGTTACGATATTAGTGGTACTGTTGGTGGCGGTGGAAGTAACGGAGCATTATCTGGATTGACTAAATTTTCAATGAGTGATGCACCTCCAAACCATTTCTTCCTTGAATATATTGCAAGACCTTCAACAGCAGAGATGTTTTTTGAAGATGTATTAATGGCTATTGTATTTTATGGTATGCCAATATTATGTGAGAATAACAAACCTAGATTACTTTATTATTTAAAGCGTCGTGGTTATAGAGGCTATTCGATGAATAGACCTGACAAACATATAAATAAATTATCTGTAGCTGAACGAGAAGTTGGTGGTATACCGAATTCAAGTGAAGATATAAAACAAGCACATGCTGCTGCAATTGAAACTTATATAGAAGATTTTGTAGGCGAACAAGAAAGTGGATATGGAGATATGTATTTCCAGCGTACACTAGAAGATTGGGCAAAGTTTGATATAAATAATAGGACAAAGTTTGAT